AAAAGCACGCGCCGGCGACACCAGTGAACTGAAGACCTGGACCAACACCACGCTGGGCGAGACTTGGCAGGAAGCCGTGGAGAAAACGGAAGCGGACGAGCTGATCGCCCGCGCCGAGAAGTATCAGCTGCGGACCGTGCCGATGGGCGGCCTGATCCTGGTGGCCGGCGTTGACGTGCAGTCGAATCGCTTTGAGGTGGTCGTGTGGGCCATCGGCAAGGGCGAGGAAATGTGGGTAGTCGATTACCACGTCATCGATGCGAACCCAGCCGACGAGCGCGAGTGGGAAGAAAAGCTCGATCCGTACCTGTCGATGCGCTTCGCGCATGCGGGTGGCCAGTCGCTCGCCATCGAGGGCATCGGTATCGACACCGGCGGCCACTTCACGCACCAGGCTTACAACTACTGCCGCACACGCAACCGCGAAGGCGTGCACGCACTGAAAGGCGACAGTCAGCAGGGCAAACCGGTGAAAGGCCGCAGCAGCCTGCAGGACGTCAACTTCAAGGGCAAAGTACTCAAGCGCGGCGTGCGGCTGTGGATGGTGGGCACCGACACGGCTAAGGACTTGATATATGGCCGCCTGAAGGTGGTGCAGCACGGACCTGGCTACATCCATTTCTCGACCGCGCTACCGGCGGAGTTCTACGCGCAGTTGACCGCCGAGGTACGGGTGCTGCAGAAGACCGCCAGCGGCGAGCAATACCGCTGGGTCAAACGCCAGCCACGCAACGAGGTGCTGGACTGCACCGTCTACGCGCTATTCGCGGCGCACATGCTGGACCTGCACCGGTACACGGAAAAAATGTGGGCCAAGTTGGAATCCGTTGTGTGTCCTCCGATTGCCGACATGTTCGGCGCGCGGGTAACGCTGATCGAGCCTGCTGAGGTAATCACCGACGCGCAGCTGGAGGAAAAGGCGGACTTCGTAAAAGTAGTCGCGGTGGATACGCCACCAGCGAAGAAACGGGCAAGGCGCCTGGCATAAGGAAAACACATGGCTTATAACGCACAGCGAGGCATCCTCGCCGGTATGCAGACGTCTGCACTGCGGACGGCGTTGACGAACGCGCAGCAGGCGTACATCGATCTGACAACGGGCGCGAAGGGTGAATCGTATTCGTACACCCAGGGCGACGGCTCTCGCACCGTTACCTATACGAAGGCCAACATCGCCGACCTGACGGCACTCATTCAAACTCTGCAGGCGCAGCTGGGCATCGTCCAGCGTCCACGCCGCGCTATCCGATTCCGATTCTGATGAGCGATCCTGTGAAAATACTTGGCGCCAACGGCCTGCCGCTGGCGCGCAGCCGGCCGTCGATGTTACACGGCAGCCGCAACATTCCGTACGATGCTGCCGACCGTAGTGGCGATCACATGGCCGACTGGACCCCATACCTGGGATCACCAGACGGCGAGATGAACATGTACCGCGACACCATTGTCGCGCGCGTGCGTGACATGGTTCGCAATGATGGCTGGGCATCCGGCGCCGTTACCCGGCTGCTGGACAACGTCATCGGTGCGAATTTCCGGCCGATCTTCAAGCCTGACTGGCTGGTCCTGAAAGCTCATACCGGTATCAAGGGGTTCGACCACGTGTGGGCCGACGAGTTCGGTCAGTCGCTGGACGCCAGCTATCGCACCTGGGCCACCGATGTCGGGCGCTACTGCGACGTGCAGCGCAATCTGACCATGTCGCAGATGCTGCGGCTAGCGTTTCGCCACAAAGTGGTCGACGGCGACGCCCTGATGATGGCGCACTGGCTACCTGATCGGGTAGGCGAGGGGCGGGCGCAGTACGCCACAGCGCTTCAGGTCATCGACCCGGACCGGCTGTCCAATCCGCAGATGGGGTTCGACACTGACCTGACGCGGGGTGGCGTTGAAGTTGACCAGTTCGGCGCCGCCGTGGCGTACCACATCCGGCGCGCGCACCAGGGCGACTACTTCAGCGCGGCGAAAGCCGTGACCTGGGATCGGGTAGAACGCGAGACGAGCTGGGGGCGCCCGATCATCATCCATGACTTCGACCACGACCGCGCCGGCCAGCATCGAGGTGCGGGCGGCATGTTCGCCCCCGTACTGCAGCGCCTCAAGATGCTGGCGCGTTACGACAGCGCGGAGCTGGATGCATCGATTGTCAACGCGATCTTCGCTGCCTACATCGAATCGCCGTACGACCCCGAGATGGTCGAGAGCGCGCTGGGCGGCGGCGATGACGTTGGGGCATACCAAGAAGCACGCGCCGACTTCCACGAGGAGCGGCGCCTGAAGCTTGGTGGCGCGCGTATGCCGATTCTGTTCCCTGGCGAATCGCTCAAGACCGTCATGGCTGCGCGGCCAAATGCGAACTTCAAGCTGTTCGAGAGCGCCGTGCTACGCAACTTCGCGTCCGCCACCGGCCTGTCGGCGCAGCAGGTCAGCAACGACTGGTCGGACGTGAACTACAGCTCGGCGCGGGGCGCTTTGCTGGAAGCCTGGAAGACCCTGTCACGGCGTCGCACCGACTTTGCAGTCGGTACCGGCCAGCAGGTCGTTACGGTCTTCGCCGAGGAGGCGATGGAAGTTGACGATCTGCCGCTGCCCAACGGTGCACCGGCATTCCACCTCTACCGCGCGGCATACGCACGGGCGAAGTGGATGGGGCCGGGGCGTGGTGTCATCGATCCCGTCAAGGAACGCCAGGGCTCGATTCTCGGCATGGATGCCGGCCTGTCCACGTTGGAAGACGAGGCGGCAGAACTTGGCGGCGCCGACTGGCGTGAAACCGTGGCGCAGCGTGCACTGGAAATCGCGCGCTTCAAGGAACTGGGCATGCCGCTGCCGGACTGGGCTGCTGGCGCGAATGCGGGACAAGCGATTAATGAACCGGAGGCAACCTGATGAAATTTGAGTTTTTGGCGCAGCGGCTGTTCAACACACCGCTGGCAATCTTACCGGGTAAGGCCGAAGTGATCATGGCCGCGCTCTCCGAGCGCCTGGGTATTTCCCAGGTGGCGCGGGTGGGGCCGTCCATGATGGAGGACGACGATGTCGTCTATTCGTCGCGCGGCAGCAATCCGCGTGGCGGGTATGACGTCGTCGCCGGCGTAGCGATCATTCAGGTGTGCGGCACGCTGGTGCAAAAGCTGGGAACGCTTCGGCCATTCTCGGGGATGACCGGCTACGACGGTATCCGTCAAAACTTTATGACCGCGATGATTGACCCGGACGTGAAAGCGATCATGCTGGACATCGACAGTCCGGGCGGCGAAGTCAGCGGCTGCTTTGACTTGGTCGACACGATCTACAACTCGCGGGGCACGAAGCCAATCTGGTCGATCCTGAACGAGTCGGCTTACAGCGCCGGCTACGCCATTGCCAGCGCTGCCGACCGCATCTGCGTGCCGCGCACCGGTGGCGTGGGCAGCGTCGGCGTGATCTGGATGCACATGGACTGGAGCAAGGCGCTGACCACGGCCGGCTTCAAGGTAACGTTCATCACCTTCGGCGAGAGCAAGGCTGATGGCCACCCAGAGATTCCGCTGTCCGGCGAGGCGCTGGAGCGCTTCCAGTCCGATATCAACACGATGGGCGAGCTGTTCGTGAACACGGCCGCCCGTAATAGGAATATCTCGGCGAAGGTCATCCGGGATACGCAAGCCCGCACGTACATGGGGGCCGCAGGGGTCAGCATTGGGCTGGCGGACGAGGTGCTGGCGCCCGACGCGGCGTTCATGGCACTGCTCAAGCAAATTCAATAACGAAAGAGGTAGGACATGGCAAAAGCAAAACAACCTGCGCGGGCATTCTCGTTCGCGCACCTCCTGGGCCGCGCCGGTGTGCGCGCTGATGATGGCAACGATACCGAAGACGAGATGAAGCAAGGCGAGGACGAATCGGACGAGGACTATGCCAAGCGTATGGAGGAAGAAGACAACAAGCAGCGCGACGGCGAGTCCGACGCCGACTACGCCAAGCGCATGGAAGAGAAGGACAAGGACGTCGGCGACGACGATGACAACACCGACGAAGCCGACGACGAAAAGGAAAAGGCCGGTGCCAACAAAGAGCGCGCCCGTTGCGCTGCGATCTTCGCCTGCAGTGCTGCAGCTACCCGTCCGGACGTCGCCGCACACCTGGCCTTCCAGACCGATATGTCCAGCGAGGCGGCCATTGCCATGCTGAACACCTTCGCGGCCGG